AAGGAAACATTTCTATCTAACACGCCGTCTCTTGAAAGAGTTAGAAGAGATACTCACAGGGAGGCTGCATCAGGCATCCTTACTGCACTTGACGGACGAAAGCTCAGAGTCAGATCAGAACACGCCGCGCTGAATACGTTATTACAAGGTGCTGGGGCTATTGTTATGAAGGAAGCTTTGGTACACTTGGCAGATAAGCTACGAAACATACCACATAGATTTGTTGCTAACGTCCATGACGAATGGCAAATAGAAACACCAGCACACTACGCTGATACGGTTGGACGTATGGGTGTACGTGCTATCAGAATCGCCGGTGAGGCATTAAGCCTACGATGTCCCTTAGACGGCGAATATAGAGTAGGCAACAATTGGGCAGAAACACATTAAGGAGAGTCTTATGTCTGCAAACAAACTACCACCCATCACTGTACGCGGAACCGTCTACTGGTGTGAGCGTAACAAGCTCAACAAGTACAGCAACAAGTACCAAGTACAGCTTGGAAACCTCAGCGATAAAGCTGTTGAAGCCATTGAAGAGATGGGTATTGCACCAAGCAACAAAGGTGACGACCGTGGTTTCTTTATCACCATGAAGAGCAACAACCCTATGCGTATCACTGACGAGTCTGGCACTGAGATTCCTGAAGACGTACTCATTGCTAACGGATCTGAAGCTGTCGCTGTTGTAGGTTACTACGACTGGTCTGTTGGTACTGGACGGTCGCCATCGATGATTAAGATGAAGGTTACTAACCTGATCGAGTACAACGAAAACGCTGTGTCTGAAGCGGAAGCGTTGTGATCCTGATCGACGGTGACATCGTAGCTTATCGTTGTGCATTCAAGTGCAATGATGAGTCAGTCAAGACTGCCTGTTATACTACGGGCAGTTTCTTGTCTGATCTTGTTAGCGATCTATACATACAGATAGAAAGCGAACCAGACTACCGTGTCTACCTGACAGGCAAAGGCAACTTTCGTAACGACATAGCTGTGACTGCGCCTTACAAGGGTAACCGTAAGGACAAAGAAAAGCCTGTACACTTGGAAGCTATACGTGAGTACCTTATCAATGATTGGAACGCTGTTGTTACTGAGGGTGAGGAAGCTGATGACTTGATTGCTATCGACGCTACCGCCAACCCTGACAGCATCATCGTCAGTCTTGATAAGGACTTTCAACAAGTACCGTGCAGGCACTACAACTTCAACAAGCGTGAACTAACTTCTGTTACTGAAGAGGAAGGTCTGTTATTCTTCTATCGTCAAATCATCATGGGCGACAAAGCTGATAACATTGTCGGTGTGTATGGTATTGGTGATAAGAAATCTCAGAAGCTGCTCGAAGGCTTGACAGAGATAGAGATGTTTAACAAGTGCGTTGAGTTGTTAGAGTCTGAAGAGCGAGTCATTGAGAACGCTAGACTGCTCTGGCTACGTCGTGAACCTAATCAACTATGGGAAAGACCAAGTGAAGAGAACGAAGCGTAACATACCTAAAGGGTACGATAGCTGGTTCGAGTATGATCTTCATCAGAAGTTCAAACGTTGCGAGTACCATGTTGGCAAGTTAACATACACCCAAGTCAAGACGTATGAGCCTGACTTTGTATATTACAGTGGTGATTACACTATATATATTGAAGCTAAAGGGAGGTTTCGTGACCGCGCAGAAGCGAGGAAGTATGTTGACATCAGCAATGGTCTTGGGGAGAAGGAGGAGCTGGTATTTGTTTTCCAAAACCCAAGAACTGCAATGCCCGGCGCAAGACGTAGAGGTGACGGGACAAGATACACCATGCAAGAGTGGGCAGAGAAGCAGGGATTCACATGGTACACCGCTGAAACCTGTCCTGTCGGATGGAGTAAAAAGCAATGACGAGACACCTTGTAATACCTGACACGCAAGTCAAACCTGATACGCCTATTGATCATCTGTACTGGGCTGGTCGCTACGCTTCAGTAACAAAGCCTGACGTTATCATTCATCTGGGGGATCACTGGGACATGCCAAGTCTCAGTAGCTATGACGTTGGGAAAAAGTCGTTCGAGGGACGGCGGTATACACGTGACATTGAAGCTGGCATTGAAGCTATGAATCAATTCATGTTACCTATCCGCAATGAACAAGAGCGGCTGCGTAGTAACAAGAAGAAGATGTGGACACCTCGCATGGTCTTCTTGATAGGCAACCATGAACAGCGTATTGAGCGGGCTATTGAAGCTGATGCTAAACTAGAAGGACTAATGAGTTATGATCATTTCTTATTGGAAGAAACCGGCTGGGAAGTTATCCCTTTTCTACAACCAATCATCATCGATGGCATCGCGTACTGCCACTACTTCACGAGCGGAGTCATGGGCAGACCAGTCACCTGTGCAAAACTCATGTTACAAAAGAAGTTCATGTCGTGCATCATGGGACACGTCCAAGACAGAGACATAGCATACGCACGTAAAGCTGACGGTAGTAACATCACTGGATTGTTTGCTGGTATCTATTACAACCACGATGAGGACTACTTAAACCCACAAACGAACGGTAGCTGGTCTGGGATTTGGATGCTCAACGAAGTAAACAACGGTTCCTTTGATGAGCTACCTGTGAGTATGCAATATCTGAAGAGGAAGTACGGATGAGTATTGACAACGCAAGCCCTGAAGATTGGGATACAGTCACTGCACTAAACAATCTTTCAATACGGAAGAAAGCAGACCCTGTAGATAAACCTGACCATTACAACAAAGGTGCAGTTGAAGCCATCGAAGCAATCAAAGCATCAATGCCTGAGCATGAGTTTCGTGGTTATCTCAAAGGCAACGCACTGAAGTACCTATGGCGTTATGACTACAAAGGTAAGCCTGTTGAAGACTTACGTAAGTGTCGGTGGTACATTGATAGATTAATCAACGAAGTAAATGGATAGTCCCTGCGTTAAACAATGCAAGTTAGTTAACGACATCTGTACAGGATGTAACCGTACCAAGGAAGAGATAACTAACTGGACTAGATATACAGATGAACAAAGGAGTAAGATAATGAGTTGGATTTTTATATCTTATGAAAACTCAGACCAAGAACACATACGAGAAATTACCTCGTTTGATACTGAAAAAGAAGCAGCAAAGTATCGTATAAAAGATCTTGAGTTTTACGGTTATGGTTCTTACGAAATATATGAAGTAGACGATAAGGAAGACTAATGGACGCATATCAACAATACATTCACAAGTCCCGCTACGCTCGTTACCTACCAGATGAACAACGACGTGAGACGTGGGAAGAAACAATTGACAGATACTTAAACTTCTGGATTGAGAAAGGTAAGCTCACTCTCGAAGAAGCTAACGGTATCTTTGCAGACATTCACGACCTGAGTGTTATGCCTAGCATGAGAGCGTTAATGACTGCTGGTGACGCTCTTGACCGTGACAACGTAGCTGGCTTTAACTGTAGCTACCTACCTATCGATCACCCTAAAGCGTTTGATGAGATGATGTACGTTCTTATGTGCGGTACAGGCGTAGGATTCTCTGTTGAACGACAATACGTATCTAAACTACCAGAAGTTGCGGAGGACTTTCATGCCACAGATACAGTTATACACGTCGCTGACTCAAAGATTGGATGGGCTAAAGCATATCGAGAACTTATCAGCCTGTTGTATTCGGGTCAGCTTCCAAAGTGGGACATCAGTGGAGTACGACCTGCAGGGGCAACCCTTAAAACTTTCGGAGGTAGAGCGTCTGGTCCGGATCCTCTTGTTGACCTGTTTAAATTTACCACAGAAATCTTTAGGGAGGCTGCTGGACGTAAGCTTTCCTCCATCGAGTGTCACGATTTGTGCTGTAAGATTGCACAGATCGTCGTCGTCGGGGGAGTTAGAAGGTCCGCTCTCATCAGTCTCTCTAATCTTACCGACGATAGACTTAGACGCTGCAAGTCAGGACAATGGTGGCAAGACAACCCACAACGAGGACTAGCAAACAACAGCGCATGTTATACAGAGAAACCCGACTTTGAGGCATTTTTAAATGAGTGGAAAAGTTTATACGAGTCCCGTTCAGGAGAGCGAGGTATGTTCTCTAGAGTCGCAAGTCAAAGACAAGCTGCAAAGAACGAGCGACGAGATGCTACCTATGATTTTGGAACTAATCCATGTAGCGAAATCATCCTACGGCCTTACCAATTCTGCAATCTATCGGAAGTTGTTGTCAGGTCAACCGATACGCTCTCAGACCTTAAACGAAAAGTTCGTGTTGCGGCTATCCTTGGAACTTTACAGGCTACCCTAACAGACTTTCGTTACCTACGTAAGGTATGGCAACGCAACACTGAAGAGGAAGCTCTACTGGGTGTTAGCTTAACAGGCATCATGGATCATCCCATGTTGTCAGGGAGACAAGACCGTGAAGAACTTAAAGAGTGGCTTACTGCTATCAAAGAAGAAGCGATTGCAACTAATAAGCAGTGGGCTGCAAAGCTTGGTATTAATGTTAGCACTGCTATTACTGCTGTTAAACCTTCCGGTACTGTTAGTCAGTTGGTTGATTCTGCTAGTGGTATCCACCCTCGATACTCAGATCAGTACATTAGACGAGTAAGAGCAGACGCACGCGATCCACTGTGTGCTGTCCTAGAGGCTGCAGGAGTGCCTGTAGAGGACGATGTAATGTCACCTACTACCAAGGTATTCAGCTTCCCTATAAAGTCTCCTGACGGGGCTGTGGTGGCGTCTGAGATGGGTGCTATGGAGCAGTTAGAACTATGGGAGATATACCAAGACTACTGGTGTGAACACAAACCGTCAATGACTTGTTATTATAGAGACGATGAGTTTCTTGAGGTGGGTCAGTGGTTGTACAACAAGTTCGATAAGATCAGTGGTATTAGTTTCTTGCCCTACAGCGAACACACATACCAGCAAGCACCTTATGAGCCTGTTGACATTGAGACTTATGAGAAGTTGAAGGAAGCATTCCCAGAGACAATCGATTGGAACATCTCTGAGAACGCTGACAACACTGAAGGATCACAGACGTTAGCCTGTACGGGTAACAACTGCGAGATTTAATCTACAAAAATACGCTGCCCGTCGTCCATGTATCTTAGATAATCATCTACTGTACTGACGATGGGTAGCCATCTCTGCATAACCCTACCAACATCATCCATGTCTGCTTCGCCCATAGCACCTTCTACTGCTAAACTTCCTACATCTCTAACAAGCGAAAGCTGTGGCGGGTTAAAAGGATCAACCGTTGGACGACCATACTGTTCCGCTCTAGGCTGAACCATACCAAAAGTAGTTAACCCAGCAAGCTGGTTGGCTGTTGACTCTACAGGATCATACTCAGCTTGTTCTTCACCACGTAAAATCTTACGACCGTCATCAAAGAATCCGGATAAGCCAGCGGTTAGGATTGTATAACGTAATCCATAATCAGCTGCTTCTTTTAAGTGTCCTCTGCCTTTCTTAGTATTCAACCCTTCCTTATAAGCCTTAACAACATTTCTACCTACATTTTCTCTAAGTAGATTTTGTTGTTGTATCATGAACGAAAGCATGCTGTAGAAAACCCTTCCGTTAGGGTGTTCGTTAAATGCTTTAGGCATAGATACTCTAGACACTGGAGCAACATCTGTTATTTCTCTGAAGATAAGATCTTTTATAAGAGGATGTTGAATGTTTTTCTTTTTTAATTGGTCTTCAATTATCTTTATCTCTGAAGGGTCTAAACCTTTTGCTGCTTTAAATTCTGATAGTTTACCTTTCTTGGCTAACGACCGTGCCTTGTTAAGAGCAGCGTTAATTGCTACCTCTTGACCTAGACGGTTAATCTTACGAACACCAGAGATTTGAAAAAGTTTATCAGCCCAATAATCTATGTTACCGCCTTTAGCTTGCTTTATTTCTCCTAAGAACTGGTTTACAATTCCTAAGTCAGCAGCCCTGAGCGTGTTTCCAAAGTCGTCTACTATCTTGTCACCATCTGTTAACAACATAGATCTAACAGATCCGGGTAAAGCCTTAAGAGCGTTGACCATACCAAAGTTAGTCGCTGCAATACCTACTTCAGACAAGTTAAGAATAGCGTTTGAAAGCTTTGCAAGCTGTGACGTAGAGACTGCAACACGTAAAGCGTCCAGACCTTGGTTGGCGGATTTTCTACCGTTGATAAAAGTCGTAGTAAGAATGTCTTTTAAGTTTGCTTTTTGTGCTTCTGAAAGACCGTCATCTTTTTTGTAGATAGCGTTGATAACAGCTTCTGTATTTGATCTAGGTATTTCACTGATTAGTTTTGAAATACGGTTTGATATTTCTTCTTCAGAGACACCTTGCTTTTCTAGTTTAGTGGCAAGGTTTTTTAAATCGTTGGCGCTGTTAACAGGACGTAGCTTTCTTACATCCACGCCGTAATTCTTAGCCAAGGTGTGAGCAACACGTACATCTTCTACGTACTCTAAAACAGAAGCAACGGGAGACTTGTAATCTGATGTTTTATTTTCGGGTTTTATTCCTCTTTTAATATGCAAAGGCATATAATCACCAGTAGCTATGTTGCCGGGATCTAAGTCCTTTACTTTTCGTAACTCAGAATTTAACGCATCAAACGTCTTCCTAAACTCTGTAGGTGCTTCGTAGCGTATGATGTTATAAGCCTTGTTAAAAGTAGCCTGCCGTGTGGCAGCATCGTCAACAACACCGTATTTACCTGTCTTACCTGCATCTGCTAAAAATGTTTTAGCTCTCTGGCCTGCTTCTGTTGACTCAAACCATTTGTCTAAACGTGCTAAAGATCCTGACTTGCCTGAAGCGTTATCCAAAGTTTGAATAGTTGTAGCCATAGTACGCATTGTTTGGCCGTCGCTATCTACTAACTTACGTGCGTTAACTTCGTTGACATTCTCAGCTGCCCATGTTTTTGAACGAAGACCTAGTTTATCTGTAACTTTTTTAATACCTTCCATAGCAGATGAAGCAGGATCAATAGTAGATTCTTCTGATATACGTAAAGGACCACGTGTTACTGCACCAGTAGATTCACTTATAATAGTGTCTTTTCGCGTAGCCGTAGCTCTGTCAAATATTTGTTTTTGCTTAGGAGTTTCTGCAACACCTTTTAAGAAAGCACCGCCAATACCTCCAATGGTTGCGCCTAACGCAACAGAAGCAGGATCTATACCTCTTACTCTAGCTTCTATACCGCCTTCACCTTCACCTATTTCATAGGCAGCTACCTCAGCAGCAGATGTTGCAGCCACTCTGCCAATGTTACCAGCACGGGTTGCCGCCCTACCTACACCGACAACACCACCTGTTCCAATAATAGTTGGTAATGCACCGCCTAGTTCTAAACCAATAGAAAGTATAGGGTTTTCTTTTTCAAACCTTTCTTCAATCTCTCTTGCTCTTTGAAGAGATTCTTCATAGTCACGAGCTGTTTCTTCATCAAATAAAGATAACGCCGCTGAAGAAAGTCCAGCAAGAGCTTTTACTTTTAAAGTTCCGGGTGTTTCTCTAAAGCCTTCTAAAAACTCATCAGACGTAGCCTGAACAGCTGCGACAAACTCATCACCCACCCCAAAAAACAAACCATCTAAGACTTTCTGATTAGCTGCCTGATAATTATCAAGAAGAGTGTTTTCTTCATTTACAGCTTCATCAAAGTTATCAAAAAAATTCTGATCTGTTACAATAAGTTCATCATCAAACTGATCAAAAAAGTTCTGGTCTTTTTCAGGAGTTGCTTTGTCAAACTGATCAAAAAAGTTTGTCATACTTTACTCTTGTATAAATTTAGGAAGGTATCCGTATTTTTGTTTGAACTGTTCTGCCTTGCTAGGATCTTTTCTTAAAGCTTCTATCGCTGCTTTAGGAGCAACAGCAGTAGTTTCTTCTACGGCTTCAGATCTTTCATAAGAAGGAACCAACACTTTTAAACGCCCTTCTTGACGTATCTTATACTCTTCAATTAATTCTTTCTCTGCCTGTGTATAGTAATCTTCTACATCGTCTCGCCATTTGTCTGCTTTTTGCTCTAGCTCAGTTGCTCTAGTTTCTACTTGCATTTTAGTAGGACGATACGTAGCAATATCCGCTTCAATTTGTCTGACAGTATTCTTATCAAATCTTTCATCTGCTATTCTAGCAGAGTCTTCTGCAACAGTAGCTCTAAAAGCCTTGTCGTTTATTGCTTGAAGTTCTTTAGCAAGTTTAGCTCGTTGTCCGGCATAACTATACTCTTGACCTTCTGCTGGTATTTGCTCAACAATCGCTGCTAAATCAGCCTCTAAAGCACTCTTAACATCTCCGTCAGTTAAGTTATCAATAATGGTTTCAACAGAAGTTACAGGCAACGGAGCGTCTTTAGAGACTTTCCAAGCTTCAATTTCTTCAACACGTTTTTTTCTTTCTAAATCCTGTAACTCTGCATTGTCAATTAAAAGCTGATCATCTACGGGTAGGTTTGCTTTAAACAACGCTCTATCTTTTTCGTTCATAGCTGTCCACGCAGCAACTACGTTTTTAGATCTTTCAGCTAGTTGACGTTTTTCTTGATTAGCTCTTGCTTCTTCTAGTTGTATTTGCCTAAGTTCTGCTTCTGGCCCTTGTAGTTGATTTAATCTTTGAGTTAATTTAAATGCTAGATTAGTAGCTTCTGGAGTACCAAGAGCCGCTAACTTTTGAGAAACAGCAGTTATTGTGGCTGGATCGTTTGATTGCAAAGCAGTGTTAGCTTCAGCAATAACTTGTTGTTGCGCTTGTTGTTGTTGTTGCAAAGCCCTCATTTGAGGGGCTTGACCAATGCCACGCGCAGCAGTAAACAAACCCTCCTGATAAGAAGGCTGTAACAAACCTTGTAAAAATGTTTGTGAAAACTTAGCCATGATTAACCCCGTTAGTCAATTATTCCAATAGCACGACCGATTGAGCCAAGACCGCTACTGATACCATCAAACAAACCGCCTAGATCACCAAAACCACCCGGATCAATAACAGTACCGGACTGAGTAACCTGCGGTGTAAACAAACCAGCAAGTACGTTAGATCCAATACCGCCTAGCAGGTTAGCACGTGCTTGCTCTGCCAACAGTCTAGACTCCAGACCAGACATAGCAGTCTCGCCAAACAGACCTGTACCGTACAACTGAGCCTGTTGCTGTAGCTCTGCCATGCGCTGTGCTGGCTGTAATGCTGCCAACAACTGTGCTTGAGGTAAGTAACTTGCACCAAGGAACTGTTGTCCTAGTCCTGCTTGTTGCATTTGCTCTGCCTGAGCCTGTTGCATAGCGCCTAACATTGATCGTGTACGTGCTTCTTCTTGAGCAGTTGCCATTGCTAGTTGCTCAGGAGTAGCACCACCGTATGCCGCTGAGGACGTACCTAACCGGCCCTGTGCAGCTAGACGTTCTTCTAGTGCTAGACGTTGACGTTCCTCTTCAGGACGCTGTGCTGCTCGCATACGCTCAAAGATAGCTTGCTCACGAGCCTGCGTAGGCATCTGAGCTTGTCCGAAAAAGTCACCAGCACCGCCAAACAAGCGTTGTTGTAATGCTTGCTCTTGAGGTGACAACTGCATGCCTACTTGAAGACCCTCTTCTCCGGTTCTTGGCATTACAGTTGGCTGAGCAACCTGACCCATAGCCATCGGGCGACCAAGCATTTCGCCTGTTCTTTGCATCATTAATTGATCCATGCCCATGCCCGGAGGTAACGCCATTGATGGAGGAGCTGTTGGGCTGGGAGCAAAACCACCGGGACTTGTTACTGGCATTGTTGTTACAGGTTGACCACCCATACGCGCAGTAAACATAGCGCCTGTAGGAGTAGTTACCGTAAATGGCTTAAACTGTGACTCTGCTTGTCCACGTTCAGCAAGCTCCATAGCGCCGGGAATACGTACACCACCAACTGTTGTACCTAGTATGGACTGCTCACCAATATCACTTAGTCTGTCGTAAGCTTCTTTAGTCAACAACGTACCAGCAATGCCCGGCAGTGCAGGAGAGATGGCTGAACCTATGTCTCTAATACCACCAAACAGACCGCTAAGAAAGTTACCACCACCAGCAACAGTATTAATAAGATCGTCTATACCTCCTGACGATATAGTACTGCCAATACCTTGGCCAATTCCTGCACTAAGAACGTTACCATAGTCACCAATGTTGTATGGATCGCTTCCTATAGTCATGTTATCTGTTGCAACTGCCATTAGTACGTACCTCCGTCAATTGTTCCTGTAGACAGCGTACCTGTAAACGTCAAGGCAGGAATCGTCACTGTGCCTGTAAAGGTTGGTGAAGCAAGGTCTGCCTTGGTAGCGATAGCTGTAGATATAGCGTCAAACTCTGTTTCAAATTCAGCGC